TACTGCGGTGTAGCTTAGGAGATAAGTAACATTTCTATCTTACGTTGTCAATCCCCCATGAACGGATTCTATAAAAACAAAAACCCCCGATTTTATTCGGGGGTTTCGGAACTAAGTTCCAATTTTTAATTATGCGTTTCTTCGCGGCCCCATTCCGAGCGACTTGACAACTCTTTGCTGCCCGCGATAAGGTTGGAACATAATTGACGTCTTCAAATTCTTCATGAAGTCTTTGCTCTGGTCAAGACTCTCGGCAATACCCTTGTTCTGTCCAAGCATCTCGTCCATTTTCTCTTTTAGAATACGCATGTTCTTGTCTTCTTTTTCTTCGTCTTTCGCGGAGACGCGGGATAGCCGTGGAAGATCCATAATAGAGCCTTCCGTCTTCGCGGGAGCCTTCTTCTCGGGCTCTGCTCCGCCGCCGCCTTCGGCTTCCGCCGCTTCTCTCATCTCCTCTTTGCGCTCTTTACGGAGTGCATTAATTTCTTCGTCCGAGAATCCGAACACGAGACGAAGAATGGCTCTCTCGGAAAGATGGTCGCCGACCTTCTCGGCGAAATCGGCGCGGGCCGAACGGACTTCGATCTGTGCCATTTCGTAAGCCCATGAAGGAACGGTCATGAAAACTTCAAAGTTAACTTTTTCGGGATCAACGTTCATCGCGGCCAGATGCACTTTGCAGAGCCGCTTGATTCCGTTCTTCAGCTCACGCTGAATACGCATGATGGAACGGGCAAATCTGACGTCTTCGAGTGAAAGCGTCCTTGACCGTGAAACCTCTTCCGCAGCCAGATAAGCTTTCGGAATCCGAATGGCAGTAAACAACTTGTCACGGAAGTAATTGATGTCGTCCATCACCTGCCATTCAGGTGTCGCCATCAATTCGACTTCCGTCGTTCTCTTTCCATCTACAACAGGGAGAAATAAATTTTCGTCAGAAGCTAATGGGCTGTAACGCATATCGAGCGAATTATGCGCGAAGATCCCTGCGGTAAGAGCGAAATTCTCTGTACCATCAATCGTCAGATCGTAGACGTCTGCGTAACCGTCAAAACAAACTTCAACAACTTTGTGATTTTCGACTTTGACTAACTTTTTAGACTTTCTCGGCTTCCTCGCACAGTCGTTCTTGAAGTCGTGCACACCGGTATACCCGCAGCTCTTAATCCATTGAAAAATTGTTTCTTTAGAAATCTTCTTCGTTGAAGATCTCAGAGATTTAAAAAGACGCGTAGTATCTTCAGACACATTCATCCAATCCGCATAGTCCCGAAGGCTCCAATCCGGGTTTGACCGAACCTTGCTTTCAAGGACTTCCATCAACTGCTTTCTGGCTCCTCGTGTAGATTGCATCCACTTTCTATTGTTACGAATCATTCTCTGCCCAAGCTCAAATCTGAAATTGGCGTCTTCGCGCACCTTGCGCTTCCAACCCATGACACGACGCGGAAGTAGATTGTCAGAATGCACCAAAGTGTGTGTTCTTGGGTCTAAGAGTTCAAGGAATCGCGGATCATTGTTTGTTTTTGAATCGAGATGATGAACAACCAGTCCTTTTTCTTTATAATTAGGGTCAAGTACTTCTTCGGCAACCATCTGATGAGCAAATTGCCATTGTCCACGTCCGACGTGCTTAACTCTTGCGTATCCGTATGTTCCTTTACTCCCGCGCATAAGATGGAACGGCATCATAGAACTTCCACGCTTCAAGTCTTTCGCTTCACTCCATGTTCCATCCCTAAGGAGGAATCGGTGATCCGGAGTACAGCGAACAACCGCTCCGTTATCTAAAACAACTCGCCAGACTTCAACGTTACTGGAGGTTTTTCTTGGGGCGCTAGCAAGCGCAGGAACAACCTTGTTCTTCTTTATGTCGTATGAATAAATCCAAGTTTCCTTTCCTTCGTCCGCAAGCTCCTTCATCGTTTTAATCTTGCCAGACAAAGTCTCAACACAGGTATCTCCCGTCAAGCACCCGCGTTCGTTAACAAATTTACTCTTCGTGAATTCGTTTTTAATTCTGCGAAGATAACCGAGCGCCTGATTCGGCGGAAGCTTTCCGACGTCGATGTAGAAGAGCCACTTCTGCGGGCTCCGGGTCAGCCTATACAAAAGCGCAGAGTCTTCGAGCAAAAGCAGCCTTCTCCACAACCATCTTGCGCTCTCTAAAATGCTGTGGCCGTAAGGCGCTTGCCGCTGAAGACCCATCAGCCGCATATTAAGAATCTGCCACGGCTCAAAATAGGCCATTCCAGTCGCAGTCGGATCATGTCCGCTAAGAGCCTTTTCGACGTCTTCAACCGTGACGCCGAACACGCCGCGTGGGTCTTGGGCGTATCCGACGAGGATGCCCTTGCCCTTTTCGTATCTGCGGATTGTCTCCGGAGGAAGGGCGTTCAAACCAATCACGCCTTCACCCGTACAAAGCAATTCGGAAAAACAATTTCCGTATTTGCAAAGCTCGTGACTTAGCCCCCAGATCTCTTCATCAAGCTGAAGACCCTTGTCAATAAGTTCCTGTAGAACATGCTTAACGAAGGCGTCGTCCGATTCGACCCAAACGGTTCTTCCCGTCAGGATGTCGAACTGGCAGGACTCGTCCGCGTAGCACTCCAGCGCGGCACTTAGTTCCGGGTACACGCACATCTCATTATAATCCATGTACCGCGAAACGAGTTCCTGCTCGATGCGGAGATAGTCTACGAGAGGCTCGATGCCGTAGCGGCCATAAATAGATGCAGTGTCAAATCCGACAGGCTGTGCGCCGACAGACAGGTCGGTCGCCCTCTCGATGTTGGTCCGTTCGCGGCTAAAAACAGACTTGATGCGATTGCGAACCGTGTCGATCATTCCCATTTCTGTCACCTTACTTAGAGTTTAATTTCGGTCGTAATCTCGGGGTCGTCCAGCCAGTTCAGCTTGATCCACGTCCTGCGCTGACGCTGAATGGTTGGATCGGGAACTTCTCTGGGCTCCATAGACGGGTCTTCTTCCTCTTCGGCGGCAACTCTTTTGTCTGGCGGAGTCATGCTGAACGCGGACGAAACGATATCGGTTATTTCTGTTCTGGTGCCCATCGTGTTGCTCTCGATTCCGCCTAAGCTGATTGCTGCGTCTTTCGCGTTTGCCTCTATCTTTTCAAGGCGCTGGATTTTTTCCGCCTTATACTTTCCCTTGCCCTTTCCCTCACGCGGAAGTCTTTCCAGCCGCTGCTCGGGCGGAAGATGCTTGTCAACGATAGCTTCGACAGAGCGGATAATGTTAGTCAGTGATCCAAAAAGCTGATCACTCACAGCCAAGTCAAAGGGAAGATAGGCTTCATTAAGCTCTTCCACCATGCTTCTAAGATTCTCGTCACCCAATGACTTAGCTACATCTGCTGCAGATTCTACTTCCTCAATACGAAGCTTGAGGCTTGGAAATTGCTTTGAAACGTGATTCTCAAACTCTCCCACAAATCGGGAAGCGGTCCATTTAAGATTTTCAGCAAGAAGCCCTTCCGAGACTTGCCGGATATCACTCGTGGACTTTGCGTACTTCCCACGCTTTGGAAGCGTCTGCATTCCATACGTTGAAAAGATGTCTCTGAGTTTTGCGCGGAGCACTCTAAACTTGGTATAAACGGTATTCCAAGTGTCCGCCAGCTTCTCGGTCTTGTGAATAACACTTTTAATATTGGCTGGACTCGTTCCTTCTGCCAAAAGATTTCCGCTCTTCTTTAGAGCGTGTATCTCTTGAAGAAGTCGATGCATCTGTTCGAAGAGATCTTCCGGCTTCTTCATATTGTTTTGCCTCCCAGTTTATCGACATAGACCCGCTCTATGTGCGATTTTATCGCGTTTACGTAACGATGGTCAGTCAGTTGTTTCTCAAACAGAAATGCTTTTATAGATTCTACCGTCACGGTGGGTAGTTTGTCAATCCCGACTCGGCTGCAAAATTCCTGCGCTAAAACCTCAAGCCGAATAATAGGCTGTTTTGATATTGGAACATACCCCTGCGGCGTCTTTGGATTAACCTCGTCCCCCCACCCCGTCTCTTTTCCGTTAAACATCAAACCGTAGGAGGGGAAAGCCTGTGTGGGCTCGGGCTGTGCATTCTCTTGCATGGCTGATTTCTCCCCCGGAAGAAGCTCGAAGGGTGTCTCACCAATCCCTACTGTCTGATACGGCCCATTCTCGCCCTGTGGTTTCACGTAGTCCGTCTCGGGTGACACGGGCGAGAAGTCCTGCGCTCGGAACCCCTTGGAAAGCCGGTTCACCAGAAGGCAGACAGAGTCCGCTACGTCGTGGTGGATGTTGCCGAAATCCTCGACGGCTGTATCCACCTTCATCTTCTTGGCGTCGTACTCAAGCATCGACAACTCATCGAGCAACGGCTTGTACGGATACGTCCGAATTCTTCCCTCGTAAACAGCATTTTTTAAAGTTTCGTATGCATTGATGTCTGTTTTTATTTTAGTCGTCTCAATTCCTTGTTCTGTTAGAAGCTGGGCGAAATCGTCCGAATTATGTACAAAAACACCCGAATTGAGCCCTTGCTTTTCGAGAAGCCTCTCTTGCCCAGAAACGACCGCAAAATTATGATAGGTATCTACAGAAATATCGTAAACGTCTTCAAACCCGGCATCGCGGACGCTAACAACTTTTTGAGCGTCTATTCTTCTGTAAACCGCCATGAGTGAATCGTTTTCTTTAAGCCCCTCAGCGTTCTTATACGTTCCGTTTGAAAGAAGAAACGGATGGTTTTTTGTACAACGTATTTTCTCTCCGTTATCTAAAGTCACCTCTACTATTGGAACTTTCTCTCCTGTTTTACCAACCGCACTCGCTTTTCCGGGAACAACTTTTCCATTCTTGGTATCATAAGAATAAACCCAGAACGGGGTATTATTTGGATATAGAGACTCTAAGTCTTTGATCGGGATCTCTTTACCACTAAGAAGAATTATTCGTGTATCACCAGTTAGACACTGCCAATGGTCCATGACCGCGTACTTTATAGGAATTCCGTGCTCGATAAACTTAAATAGAAGTTCTCTAACCTGCCAGAACTTCACCTCTTCGCCTGCCACCGGGCTTATGCGAAGTGTAAACTCTACCACTATGTATGGCTGGTTCTCGTGGTAAATTCTTCCATCTGGCTGCTTCCTTTCGACCGTCTTGAAGCCCTTGACGAACCCGCACACAAAACCAGTGGGGTTCTTCGTTCTTCCAAGGTCAATCGCGATGCATCTCGCCTTGTCTGGAAACAATATCGGTTGCATTTTTCCGCCAACAACCTGAGTAAGTTTTTCCCATTGGATATCCAAGTGCTCGTCAATTCTCCACTCCACCGTGCGACACGGATGCGACCGTCCTTCATCGAACATCTCGCGTAACATCTTCTGGTTACTGAAGTACGGTGAAAGTGTGCGAATTGAAATTCCACCGATATCCCGAAGACTGTTATGTACTACAATCCCGGAAGATAAAGAAAAGTTATTGTACGTGTCTACTGTAATATCATAAACGTCCGCAACCCCAGCTGGCGTAGCAGAAACAACCTTGTGATTATTTACAGGAAAACAACTCTTGCAATTTTCGTATTCTCCCGAATGCCACTTTTCATGAACACACGTACTGTACTTTGCATTTTGTTTTCTGTGGCAAATCCCACAAGTTTCAAAAGACGTGGGATGCTTCCAGCGCTTGTGCATATTGAATCGGCCAGCCTCTGCTGGTGAAGAAAACTTTATCTTAAGCGGTTTCGGCCCGTGGCATTTCTGACAGGTTTCGTATGGGCCTTCATGAAAATACTTGTGAGCCCCTCGCTGGCTGCACTCAAATGGTGACATTGGAGGAATGTTTTTCGGACGTCTGCGTTTTGGATTTGCACAGCGAAGACACCCCTCTTTTGGCCCTTTGTGAAATCTATTATGTATGACCGTTTGTATCGAACGAAGACGCGCCTCCATTGGCATGCGCTTTAGCCTTTCAGAAGCCTTTTTACGATTTTCTTCTTTGTAGCACGGATTATTTGAAGACAGATTTAACAAAGTAATATTCCTCGTTCCGTTTTCGCTTCTTGCCCTAAGAATGTTTGGATTATTAGATCCGAATCCGTAAAACTTTCCGATCTTTGAGGCCGTAGCACGATGTGCGTCCGATCCAACATATTTATCGAGACCAATTTTTAAATTTTTTAACAACATCTTTCGATAACTTGGATCATCAGAGACTTTTCGCTTTCTTGTAAAAACGGACTTCAGTTTTGCGTAGGGACTGTGAATTGATCTGATCAAATTTGACTTATGAATATTAATATGCGCTTCAGTCGTTAGTGGCGCAAGATTTTCCGGGCTGTTGTCAATTATCTTAAAGTTTCGATGATGGATAACCAAGTCTTCTGGAATTTGCCCACCGTTAAAAAACGCTTCCCGTGACACGACGCGATGCGTATAAACCCACTTGCCCCCAACGTTAGACTTAACTAGTTCGTACCCATGCCTGTCTCTTTTTCGGTATAAAGGCATTAGGCTATCGCCAGCTTGAAGAAAACCCGCCTCTTTATAGGTTCCGTCGCGAAGCATGAACCTGTGATTTGGCGTACACCTTACTTTCTCTCCGTTGTCTAGAAGTACCTCAACTATAGGTGCATCCTTGCGCGTAAGCCTTGCTGAATGACCTCGTCCGGAGTGAAGTTTTCCATCTGATGTATAAGAATACGTCCAGAATTCTTTTCTTCCAACCAAATCTTGAATAGCGACTTCACTGCCATCTAGCAAAGATATTTGCGTATCCCCAGTAAAGCACCCTTCACAGTCATCCACAAAGTCCTTGTAAAAATCATACGGAACAGAAATAATTTGCATGCCCTGCGGAGGCTGCTCCCCTTCTGGAAGAACTCGTGACGGGATCGTGTCGTTACCAACGAGAACTTTAAACATCTTCGGGCTGAAATTTTCCAAGCCTCTCGCTTGCCACAATGAGAGATCTTTACAGAGTGCACTCTTGTCGTTCTGCAATTCACGAATTCTTCTTTCCACGAAGTCGGACGGATAGCGACGTGACCCGATGGTCATCAGAAGCGTCGGCGGACGCCCCTGCTTCATGAATGTAGTTCTAATGCGCCGTTTGACTGCTTGATAAATTGCTTCAGTTCTATCTGTAAGCTGGTTCCTTTCGTGAACCGCTTTTACTTTTCGACCGATATTGGCCTCGTCAATAATTACCGCACAGTTATGCACAAATGTTCTATTGGCAATAAAATTTGGATTCTTTCTTGCAGTCAGATCATATACTTTGCAGTCCTCTGCCAGCATCTTTTCTTCTATCTTTCTAAAAACGACTTTCAGGTCTAGCTCGCAACACACGGAATCCCCAATGGACAGCTCGGACAGCGATTTATACTGCATCAATTTTGGATCTATCAGTATTTTGTGATCCCCTGTAATTCTTAAAGAAAACCCATCTGTGAGCTTTAGAGCGTAGACGGGCTTCACCCCCATCTCTGTAATAAACGCTAGATCGGATTCCACAATATCGCCGGAATAGTTAAATATGGGAAACTTCTCCTTGCCGTATTTTATCAGAAGATAATCGATTGTTTTTTCACCGAGCGGCGTGTTTATTCTGGTATCTCCCGTCACGCACGTTGACAAACCGATCACGCCTAAGTCGGTGGATTCCGCGCCCTTCACCACGAGTCCCTTCGGAAACCGGATTTCTTCCGAAAGGACTTTCATCGACTTGCCAAACTTCGAGAACCACGGCGATTGTTTTATTTTCTCAATCAAACCGCCAAACACGATTTCCTTGGCCATTTCTTGCGTTGCCGACAGCAACACAGTGTGAATCATGCTTCCTTTTGCCAGCCCGTAGCTGGTGGCTGGATCTTTCAAACATAGCAACAGGTGAAGAAGGTAGCTTACGGCAATGTGCGCAAAGGTGTCCTTTCCAGTTCTCTGTGCTCCCGTTAGAACGATTTCTTCGAATCCTTGGTTAAAGAGTCTCGCAATATCTTCCTTTACCCACGGATAAAGTCCTTTCCCAACTTCACCAAAATAGTACGGGTCCGTCAAGAACTTTTCGGGAGAAGCGGGCGGCTCTTCATATTCCAGATTCTGTAGTGTCCTGATGACCGTTGTCTCGTTCTTGCACAACTGTGAGAAAACCATCCGCAGAAGCTTCCGCTCTTCCACGGACATCTTGTCGATAGCACCGAACAGACCTTCGATGGATTCCGAGTCCGTCCGAACGGTCTGCCACCGGCCTTCTACGTTCTTGATAATCATGCAACTGGCTTTTCACTCGGGGACGGCGGTTGAGGTGTTTCTTTAGGCGGCTCGGGTGTTGGATGCTCCTTGTCGATCTTGTCCTGCTCTTCCTTCGCGTCCAGCCTCTCCATGACGACAGCGGCTACTTCTGGGCTAACACCTCTCAGCTTTTCGACAACATCCAGAACCTTTCTGCGGCTATCAGCGTTCGTCACGACTTCAGCTATCTTCGGGTCCAATATCGCCTTAGCCTTGGATTCAATCATCTGGGCTTCGATAATCTTGTCCATGGTCGTTATATCAGGAGGAACAACCCCAGTCTGCATTAGAAGCTGGCTCTTGGCCATGATTGCTCGAAGAGCCGTCTGCAACAAAGACGCCTTGGCCGCGTTACTCTTTGGGTCGTTCCCCGTGATATTAAGATAATCCATCGTTGAATTCTTGATGATCTCTTCCATCTGCCCGAGCAGCGTTCCAACATGTTCCGGAGCAGATTCTCTTGTCAGCCCGGTCTTTCTCTCCTTGGTAATAATTGCGATATCTTTTCTGACAGTCACGTCTGTGACGCCAAGAAGTCCGGCAATCTTAGCTGCGTTCGTAATCCCCTTATCAAGGAACTCCTTGATCCGCTCTCGCCGCTCAAATCGCTGTTTGTAGGTAAGGCGATTCTTTACCTCGCCAGAAGCCTTAGAGCCCTCTATGAGAGCTTGGCCCTTAGACTCCGGAGGAGCCGCAGGAGCTGGCGCGGGGGAAGGCGTCGGAGAAGGGGTCGTATTTTCCTTCTCCTCTTCCTCATCCTCTAAATTTTCGTCAGGTAAATTCTCGTTTTCCATATGTTTATTCAGCACAGAAAAGGAGAATAAAAAAGCGGAACTCAGTTCCGCTTTGTTATGAACAGAACCTTGAAAGCGCACGCGTTAGCAATTCGATCTGCTCGGCCAAGCTACGTGCTCTCTGGCTACCGATTATTTCTACGTCTCCAGCATCCAAGAATTTCTGTAGTTTAGACATCGGGTACTTCAGGCTTGAACGAGTTGTACCCGTCTTAAGATCAACGTAATTCCGGACTTCGACGCTGTCCGCGCTTGGATCAATAATATCATCCCAAACATCAAACTGGACATCCCCCGTCGGAGTGTGCACGAGAACTTCCTTCTTGGCGATTTCCTTTATATCTGTTGCGAGAGCTGTCTCGGCGGCTTCTCTGTAATCTAACTCCCTCTCGATGTCTTTTTTGACTCTTTGTCTTTCAGCTGGTTTGTAATCGGTACGCTTCCCCATGGGGCCTCCAGTCCGAGGAGGCATGGGAGATCGGTGTCTCGGCGGCTCTGGCAGATGTTTCCTGTCACCTTCCATCTTGTTTCCTGCCGAAACGATTTTTGTCGGGCGCGACATGTCCGCAGGCCACGAATCTTCTTTCTTATCGTACTTTCCCTTTGGGTAAACTTCTATCTCTACGGTTCCGAACTTGGAGAAGTGAACATCGTAATCATACTGCGGAATGAAGAAGCTGTCTAGTACTGATTTTAGTTCATCTCTCAGTTCATCCTCTAGCGCCTTCTCAGCTAACTCCATGGAACGCGAGTCGCTAACCGACTCAAAATCCTCGCTAGATGGTGGGATGTCTTCGCCACCCGCTTGAAAGGAGGTCTCATATTCAAACCAGATGTAAAATTCGTCGTCATTGGGCCTGTATTCTATGTGTATTGGTGTGGCCAATTTATTAAGGCTGATAATAACTTCATCCTCATACGAACCGACTCCCTCTTTGCCAACAAAAGCCTTAGCAGCCTTTTCAAGGCTTTGGCTCAGCTTGCCCTGATCTATTGGCATTTTTCTTTCCTCTCTATTCTTAAGCGTGTCGTCTTAAGAACTTTTACTTGATTTCGCGGGCAAACTCTTTCGCTAGCATATCATAAATTTCCTTCGCTATTTCGCCTTCGTCATCGACGGAAGAATGCGACGGCCCCGGCTTAAACTCTGAAGTAGACAAAATACTATAAAGCGGCGATGACTGCCCGCCATGATAATCCGAAGCTAGCCAGTAGATAGCCGCCTCTATATCAAAGTCGAGCCCTTCAAACTCGGACGACTTAAATTGGTCCTTTGCCTTCGCCACCATTCTGTCGTGCAAATCCTGCGCGGTACTCTTTTCGGTCTCCTCTTCTTCCGCAAGGCTAATCCCCGCTGCCTTAAAGAAACGCTCGCGGTCAAATCTCGGATTATCACTTGCAAAGAGGTCCGCAAGTCCTGCTGCGATCTCGTCCTTGTCGTTGGCGGTTTTTAGAAGATTGGCAACGACGTTATAATGCTGACGAGAAAAGCTCTCACCTGACTCTTGCTGGTCGGTTGCTTCCTCTTCGGCCTCAAGCTTCTGGAGAGCGGCGTCCATGCTCTCGTAGCTCATTGTCTCGGTCACCGCTGCGGGCTCTGGTTCCTTCTCCTTGCCCGCCGTCTCTTTCTCGGCGGCTACGCATTCGGCGTGAGCCTTCTTACCGTGCCAGTATTCAATTTTATCGGCTTCCTTGGTATCTGTTTTTCCAGTAATGGGCTTTTTGCAGATTGGACAGATTCCCATGTACTTGGACCCCGACTTGAGTTCCTGCATGTCCTTGTCCATGTCTGGGTCCTCTTCTGATGTTTCGGCGACTGCGGAAAGAGCCTGCGCCTGCGGAGTCCCACCCATTATAAGTAGAAGAGTCTCAATGCTTCTAATCAGCGCAGCTTCGTCTTTTGCGTGACGATCTACTTGGACAACCAGCTCTTCCCCAATCTTTGGAACAGCCGCATACGTCCGAATAAGGTGAATAAGAGCACGTTTTCCGTCTTCAAAGTCAATATCGCCTCTCTTCAGATTCGCGTGCAGCGGCTGAAGAGCGGATAGCATTCCCGGTTTAAAAGCATTTTCGTCAAGCTTAATCACGTCTTGGGCTCCTCTTCCGGCGCGGTTCCCGGCTTCTCGACGGGCTTCGCTCCCGGCTCCTCTTCCGGTTCTTCCTCTGGCGAAACCTTCGGCTCAGGCATCGCTTCGTACTTGGCTATCTGAACGTCCAGCTTCCTTGCAAACGTCCTATACCCAAGGCTCATCAACATCTGAGTTCCTTGTTTCAGCATGTCAAACGCGTACTTCTTGAACTCCTTGATATCCTTATCCTTCGACGTCTGATCCCGAACAGTTCGAGCAAAAGTAATAAGATTTCGCGCCTGATTTGACACTTGTGCCCAACGCGGAGTTCCCTCTCCGTCCTCCGCGAGATTCAATAATTCGTCAATTTTCCCGAAATCTTCCATTATATATTGGTGAAACTGGTCGATTCCTTGGACGTTGCAACTGCGGGTTCCTCGGAAGGCTGAATTTCCATGGCAATCTTGGAAAGCGCGGCGGCGGATTTCTTTTCGCCGAGCTTGAGTAGGCCACCCGCTACGGCGGAAATGATATCTCTAAGGGCGTCCACAGAAGAGTGCGGGTCTTCAGCTTGTGCTAACTCGTCCAAGCTACGTGTAATCTGGTCAATAACTTGTGGCATGGAAATTTTAGCTTCGTCTACTTCTTCTTTAGATGTAATGTTCTCGTTTACACTTCCATCCAGATCAATTTCTCTATATTCTTTCCCAAAACGTGTTATGCCTCGTTTGGACATAACCATTATACCGTGATCTCCATCGTCAGGATCTTGAGCTGGAATCCAATTCGAAAACCGGAAACCCTGCTTCTCAATTTCTTTTTCTGCTTTTAGCTGAGCGTCAGTTGCCTCGTATGGGCCATAGTCCGTCGCATCTTGAAGCTTTGACTCGGAAAAACCTGCAAGTTCCTTTCTTAATCTCGTAGCCAACTCGTCAATACTCTGTTGTATATCGCGTGCTTGACGAGCCGAACGCCCGTCCATATTATCTCCCTGCCAGATAACCTTGTCAGCAATATCAGCAAGGTCTTTACTGCGCAGAGCGAGTTGATCCGAAACAAATTTCAAAGATTTTCCCCAATCGGCTTCCTGA